AAACGTAGACTTACTTCTGCAAAAACAGCTAGAGATCCAAATAGTAGAATAAACAAAGCATTAAGAAAGTGGAATTGTTAATGAAAGAAGATTTAAGAAAAATAGGTAATAGATATTCTTATACATTTGGAAATAATACAACTTTACATTTGTATAGTAAACCTGATGAAAAAACTAAAAAAAAATTAAAAAAAACTTTTTCATCATATACCCCTTCTAAAAGTAAAGCTGCTATGTCTAAAACATTTAGAGACTTTCCATCTTTACATCATATTATACAAGGAGATAAAAAATCTCCAAAAGGTAAATATATGGCTTTTAGACAAAGACAATTTAATAAAAAAACTGGTGCAAAACGACAAGTTATTGTAACTACAAAAGGATTATTTAATGAGTAAAAATCTTGAAAAATTAGCAGATACTATGATAAGATTAACTCCTGAGGAATCTCAGAAGTTAGCTTTGATTATTAAAGCAAAACTAATGCCAGAAGTGGCAAAACAACAGCAGCAAGGATTATTACAACAAGCCAATAATCCAATGATGGCTAGAATGGGGCAAAGACCAAATATGAATTTACCTATGCCTAATACTAGAATGGCTGCACAACAAGGCTTGTTACAAAGATAGGAGAAACACTATGCCAATGGTAGGAAAAAAAAAATACCCATACACTAAAAAAGGTAAAATGGCTGCTAAGAAAGCTGCTAAGAAAAAAGGTATGAAAGTCAAAAAAATGAAAGGATACTAATGAAAGCAAGAATGGCAGGTAAAGCTATGCTTACAGCTAAGCAAAAAACTTTACCAAAACAATTACAAGACAAAATCATTAAATCCAAAATGAAAAAGAAAAAGAAGAAAAAATAATGAAATACCCAGATATTATAGGATCTAGCGATAAAAAGTTTAGAAATTATAGCTATGGAAAAAGACCAGGAAAAAAACTGGTTAAGTATTCTCCTACAAAAGCTAAATTGAGTAAGTTTAGAGCTTCTATGAAAAATATGAAGTTATCTAAAGGTTTATATAAAGGTGTTAAATTTGGTGCTAAAGTTGCAACAAGTCCAATATCATTAGGTCTTGCTGGTGGTGCATTAGCAGTATCTGCAATTAAAAAAGGTTTAAATGAAAAACCTAGTAAAAGACTTGGAAGAAGTTACGATAGAAAAGGTATATCACTTTTATAATGGAAAATAAAATTAAAAATCATGGTGGTAAAAGAGACGGAGCTGGTAGACCTTTAGGCTCAAAGTCTAAAACACTTTGGAAAACTATGGAGGATATGGCATCAAAATACCAACATTCTCCTTTAGATTATTTATTATCTGTGTTAAACAATCCTGCAAGTTCACCTGAACGTAAAATGTATGCAGCAGAAAAAGCAGCACCTTACATTCATCCAAAACTTGCAAACACAACATCTAAGATAGGAACAGATGAACCAATCCAAATCAAAGTCCAATGGGAAAAAGAAAGTTAGGATAGTAGAGGTTCCATACAAGCCAAGACAATATCAAAAAGAAGTACATGATAATTTAAAAAGATTTAGTGTACTTGTTTGTCATAGAAGATTTGGTAAATCAGTTTTATCTATTAACGAATTAATAAAAACAGCAGCAGGTAAACCTAGAGCTTTATGTGCATTTATAGCTCCGACATATAGACAAGGAAAATCTATTGCTTGGGAATATTTAAAATTTTATACAAGACCACTAATGATGTGGGGTGGAAGTAGAAACGAGTCTGAACTTAGAATAGATTTATTTAATGGTTCAAGAATACAAATTTTCGGTGCTGATAATCCAGATAGCATAAGAGGTATGGGATTTGATGGAGTTGTCCTGGACGAATATGCAATCATGTCTCCTAGAGTATGGACAGAGATTATTAGACCAGCTGTTGCTGATAAATTAGGTTGGGTTTTATTTATCGGTACACCAATGGGGCACAATCAATTCTGGGAAGTTTATGATTATGCACAGCGTGGTAATAAAGATTGGTATGGGAAACTATATAGATCTTCAGACACCAAAGTTATTCCAGAGGAGGAACTGGAGCAGGCACGTTCTATCATGACACCAGAACAATATGAACAAGAGTTTGAATGTTCATTCACAGCTGCTGTCTCAGGAAGTTATTACGGACGTCTGATAACTAAAGCTGATAAAGATGGGAGAATCGGCTACGTGCCTGTAGATGATAATGCAGGTGTAGAAACGTGGTGGGATTTGGGGATAGGAGATTCAACTGCAATATGGTTTGCACAAAGAATTGGAGAAGAAGTACATCTAATAGATTACTACGAAAATTCTGGTGAATCACTTGCACACTATGTAGATGTACTAAAAGAAAAAGATTACGCTTATTCATCTCACATAGCACCTCATGATATAATGGCTAGAGAACTTGGTACTGGTAAATCTAGATTAGAAGTTGCAGCAGATCTAGGATTAGATTTTGAAGTAGCACCAAAACTAGAAGTAGATCATGGAATAGAATCTGTACGTAATACATTAAAAGACTGTTGGTTTGATAGAGAAAAGTGTAAACAAGGATTAGATGCATTACGACAGTATAGAAAACAATGGGATGAAAAAAACCAAGTGTTTAAAAATAAACCACTACACGATTGGTGTTCACACGCAGCTGATAGTTTTAGATATGGTTGTGTATCTGAACCATTAGATACAACAGAATGGGATAAACCAATTAATGTAGATACAAAATATGTAGTATGAAAAAATCGAATCAAGAAATATTATCAATCGTTAGTAGAGAGATTCACAATGCATCAGGATATATTGGTGGTGAGCTAGTTGCTAGACGAAAGAAATCATTAGAGTATTATTTAGGAATGCCTCTTGGCAATGAACAAGAAGGTAGATCACAAGTAATATCTAATGATGTTATGGATACAGTAGAAAGTTTAATGCCATCTCTTATGAAGATATTTACTTCTGGAGATAATGTATTTAACTGCGAAGGTGTTGGACCAGAAGATGAAGAAATGGCAAGACAATGTTCTGACTATCTTAATTATGTATTCTATAAACAGAACAATGGTTTTACAGCATTGTATACAGCATTCAAAGATGCACTTATACAAAAGAATGGTATCTTAAAAGTTTATTGGGATAATTCACAAAAGACAGAAAGAGAAGAATATACAAGATTAACAGATGATGAATTCAATGATCTTGTTGCAGATTCAGAAGTAGAAGTAAAAGAACATACTGAGTATGATGAACCTATAGTAGATGATAGAGGTGAAGAACTAGATAAAATTAAATTACATGATGTTGTAATACATAGAACTAGAAAGTATGGACAAGTAAGAATAGATCCAATACCACCTGAAGAATTTTTAATTGAAAGAAGATGTAAGTCTATAGATACAGCTAACTTCATTGCACATAGAACTAATAAAACTAAAACAGAATTAGTTGAAATGGGTTATGATCAAGAGTTAGTTGATTCACTACCAACAGGTGATCCTGATTATTTTACAGAAGATAAGTTTGTTAGACATCAAAACATAGATTTTTCACATGGAGAAGCTGATGGTGATGAATCTACACAAGATGTATTACTACATGAGTGTTATGTAAGAATGGATATCAATGGTGATGGTAAAGCAGAGCTTCTTAAAATTTGTGTAGCTGGTGATGCAAAAAAATTATTAAGTATAGAAGAAATGGATACAATGCCATTTATATCTATGACACCAGTTATCATGCCTCATAGATTTCATGGTAGATCTATTGCAGAGCTAGTAGAAGATATACAATTAATTAAATCTACAGTTATGAGACAAATGTTAGATAATATGTATCTAACAAATAATAATCGTGTAGCAATACAAGATGGTCAAGTAGCTATGGATGACTTACTTACAAATCGTCCTGGAGGTATAGTTAGAACTAAACAACCACCAGGAAATGTAATGATGCCTATACAAGCACAACCAATTACAGAACAAGCAAGTGGTATGTTAGCTTATTTAGATTCTGTAAAAGAAACTAGAACAGGTGTAAGTAGAACATCACAAGGATTAAATACAGATTCTTTAAATAATAAAACTGCAACTGGTATGAACCAAGTATTAACTCAATCTCAAATGAGAATGGAGTTGATTGCTAGAATATTTGCAGAAACAGGTGTTAAAGACTTAGCACTTAAAATATTTGAGTTGGTATGTAAGTATCAACAAAAAGAAAAAATAGTAAGAATCAGAGGTAAGTATATACCTATGAGACCTTACGAATGGAAAGACAGAGTTAATGTTACTGTCCAAGTAGGATTAGGTTCAGGATCAAAAGAACAACAACTAATCCTAGTTAATGCTATACTACAAAGACAAATGGAAGCCATAAACCTACAACAAAACGTTTATGGTCCAATGGTTAATCTAAGAAATATATACAACTCATTAAAGAAATTAGTTGAAAATGCAGGTCTAAATAGTGTAGAACCTTTCTTTAT